GGATATGTCGGCGAGGCTGACTCCCCTGGTTGGTGATTTGGAAACTGCCCAGAAAACTTTCTGGAGTCTTAACGGACTTGAGGATGAGACCGCCACCGCTACCGACAAATTGGCCAAAGCCTTTGTGGATTTAGGCAACAACGGACTTACCAACTCAAACGAGCAACTTAAGACCTATGCCACCATTGCCCATGGCACCGGAAGAGACATCAACACCCTGACTGATGCGGTTATTGCCTTTTCGCAGGGTTCTACCAAGGCACTCCGGCAGTTCGGTATTACCGCAAAGGACAACGGTGACACCATATCTCTTACCTACAAAGGCTCAACCACCGAGATTGAAAAGAACAGCAAGGCCCTGGATTCCTATCTCTCTGATTTGGCAAAGAACAACTTTGACGGAGTGCTGGAAGCCAAGCTCAATACTGTATCTGCCGCCACTGGAAGACTGGATAACGCCTGGGGTACTTTCTGTACCAGACTCATGCAGTCAAACGGCGGTTTCGGTGAACTCATCATCATGGGTAATGACTTTCTTGCCAATACCCTGAATGGTATTTCCGAGTGGCTTGACGACCCAGCGGTAATTGAGTGGTTCCATAACCTTGCCAAAACAGTACGTGAGACCTTTGAAGGAATACGCACCGCATGGGAAGGAGTGAAGGACTTTTTCAGTGATACCCTTGAGCTTATCGGTGTTGAGATGAAGGACGGTACCGGGAGCTGGAAGCTCTTCTTTTCAAACTTTTTTCAGTTTGCTCAGATTGGTCTTCTTGAGCTTAGTCAGAAAGTCGGAGAACTGTGGGATAACACCATCGGTTACCTTAATGCCATTGGTGAAGGCATCGGAACTTCTCTTTCCGGTGGAACTTTCTCGGAAGGCTTTGATTTTGCCCGGGAGAGAACCAAAAGAGAGGCAGAAGAAACTGCAAAAATCTACAAGGCTACCATTGCCGGAATCGAAAAAGACATCACCGAATCTCAGAACCGTATTGCCGCTGAGCGTAAACGCATCGCTGAAAAGTACCAGAATAAACCTGTGGGTGAAGGTACTCAGTCTGATGAAGGTTTGAGAATTGGTGCCAATAAGGACTCCGGCAAAGGTAAAAGCTCCGGCGGTGCTCTCTCCAAATCTGCCGAGGCCCGTGATACCTGGACGCCTTATTATGAGCAAATTCTTGAACTCGACATGAAGTCAAAGAGCGACCTTGAAAGGCTTGAGCGTGAACACATCAAAAAGCTTCAGGAGCTTAATGCTGTTATTGCCGAGAATGCTCAAATCTCTGAAATCGAGAAGAACAATGCTCTCCTCATCATTGAGCAGGACTATCAGACCCAGAGGGCAGAAATCGAGAAAGAGGCACAGGACTTTCTGCGTTCCCTTAATCCTGAAGATGAAGAAATTCTGCGTCTTCAGGAAGGTTACGGCAGAAAGTTGGAGCTCCTGGAGCAGTTCCACAATGACCAGCTTATTTCCGAGGAAGCATATCTCCAAAGCCGCACTCAGCTTATGGATAAATACACCTCCGACAGCACCACGGCAAAGCAGCGCAAACAGGCTGATGAACTTAAAAAAATGACCGAGCCTTACGAGAAAATGGCTGATGCCACTCTGGACATCTCCGATGCCTTTGCAAGTCTTACCGACAGCATGGATGAATCCTCCGGTGCCTATCGTGCTCTGTTTGCGGTTCAGAAAAGTTTCGCGGTAGCCAGTGCCACCATGGACGCGGTGAAGGCTTGGATTGCTGCTTTGAATGATCCGACCGCGGTTACCTGGCCTCAGAAACTCGCCAACTATGCCTCTGCCATGGCAACCACCACATCAGCTATTTCCCAGCTTACCTCTGTATCTATGCATGATAAAGGCGGACAGCTCAAAGCCGGCGAATGGGGTATTGTGGGTGAATACGGACCGGAGCTGGTGCAGGGGCCGATGTCCATTACCTCACGCAGGGAAACTGCGGAGCTTGCCCGTTCTGCTGTTAATGGCCCCTCCGGTTATGGCGGCGGTGTCATCGTCAACCTTTTTGAGAGCACCGAGAAAGCAGGAACCGTGGAGACCCGTGATGATGACGAAACCCGAATCGTAGACATCTTTGTTTCCGATATCCGTCATGGCGGCTCCATGAGCATGGCGATTCAGAATACCTTCAACCTCAACCGTATGGGGAGTTAATTCATGAACTATTATCCTTCCTCTCTGCCACCTCCACAGCAGAGAGGCTACAGCTACAAAATTAAACCCAACATCATCAGAACCCAGATGGCGGATGGTCATGTAAGGCAGAGACTGGTTAATACCGGAACACCTCATGAGCTTTCGGTCACTTTCATGTTTACCCAGAGTCAATATCAGGAATTCATGGCATGGTACCGCAACGACATCAGCTACGGTCAGGACTGGTTCTACATGCAGCTCCTTAACGAGTACGGCGGCACGGAATCGCTCTGCCGCATACAGAATGGTGAACTATCCACCACGCTTAACTGCGTTAACAGCGATGGTCCGTTATGGTCGGTGCAGTGCCGCCTTGATGTAGAACCGGGGATTGGAGGTGATGAGGTATGGATTGATCCGGAAGGCTGGGATGAGCTTTATGCCTATATTTGGGTGGCTTATTACACCAATTACGAGTGGCCGGGGATCAAGCTCAAAAAGAATAAACTCGGCTATTACGTTTTTAAGCTGAATCTTCTCAAAGGCTATCCCTATGACGGGTATGTGGAATTTAACGACAACAACGGCAGTACCACCTGGAGCTTTTATTCCTATGAAATCGATGACTGGGCTGGCCGCATTATCAAGGTTAAGCCGGATTCTAGTGAGGTGGAATACCTCTCATGGTTCAGTTAAGGAGGCATTATGCTTTATTCACTTGAAGAAATCTACGCAAGCGGCGGCAGACTGCCGATTGTTACGCTCACCATTGCCAACGAGAGCATCGGCACTCTGCGTTATGTACTGGGGTACGAAGACATGCAACTCTGGGGAGACACCTATGAAAAATCTGCCTTTACGGTTTCAATGCCGGAAAGGTCTGACAGCGGCTTTTCCGATTTATCCTTCGGAGTTGACGGAGTAAGCGGTGAAGCCTACGAGTACATGAAGCGGGTTATTGAAGCTCAGACACCTACTTTCATCACTGTTGCCCAGTGGCATTACGAATATCACGACAAGCTCTCTGAACTGACGCTCACCATCACCGGAGGTCGCATCACCCGGGAATCGGCAACCTTCACCGCCTCTTTCTGCGACATGCTGAATCTTGAGTTTCCGCGCCTTCGCTATACCGCATCAAATGCACCGGGACTTAAGTATGTGGCTTAACCATTATCTTCTCATCAGACACACACCGAACGGCAGAAAATACCCGTACCTTGACTGCTGGGGACTTGTTATCGAGTTCTACCGCCGGGAGCTTGGCATAGAGCTTGATGACTATACGGATTTCAGCATTAAGGACGGATACGAGAAGGAAAGATCCAGCTTTTACGAAATCGAACCGTCCCACTACGAATTTGGTGACATGATTGCGTTCTTCAGGCATGGTCTGATCTTCCATGTGGCGGTGTATCTCGGTAAAGGTGAAATGCTGCATACCGGACTTAACCGCCATTGCCGGGTGGAAAAGATCAGATCCATGCAGTTTGTTGAAACAAGAATCTACAGGCATACCAGCCTTCCAAAGAGGAAAAATGAAACTTGAAATTGTAACCAGAGAGGACTTGAACAAGGTTCTTGAGCAGTTAGATCTGCCGGAATACAGCGGCAGTCTGCCCGCTCTCCTGAAAAGTCAGATCACATCATACAATCCGACATTAAAACCATATCTGTCGCTTTATGTTAACAGCAGAAAGGTAGAACAGACTGAATGGCAGCACACCTTTATCAGTCGTGATGATCATTTAAAGTTTGTCATCGAACCCGGTGTAACCGGTACCGCCATTGCTGCCATCATCTCCGTGGTGATTGGCGTGGCCAGTGCCGTCTATGCCATGGTGAGTATGCATAAGCTTGGCAAGAATAAGCAGAAAAATACCAAACAGGGAAACTCCATCTATGACGTGAATGTCCAGGGCAACAAGGTAAAACTGATGGAAATCATCCCGGAGAACTTTGGCTTCTTCAAGAGATTCCCGGATTATCTCGCTGACCGTCATGTGTTTTACCGCAACAATACTCTCTTCTGCGACATGATTTTATGTCAGGGCATCGGGCATTATGACTACAAGTCAGATCACTCAGACATCTACATCGGTGAGACTCCGATAAGTGAACTTAAAGGCTGCTCCGCTTATGTCATTGAACCGGGAGTAAAGATTACCGCTGAAAACTCACCGGAGGACAAATCCTGGTACTGCTGGTACTCATCAACCGAGGTTACCCAAAGCGGTCATACCTTAAAAAGCGGTCAGGGTAAAATCGATACCTCCTCCATGAACGGGGTAAATCTTGAGTTTAAGGGTAATACCTTCAGCGGCTGCAACTACAGGATTTACAACATCGGCTATGGTGGCTGCTCCGGTGGCGGTACCGAGACGGTACGTATCAAGCAGAACCTTGATTTGAAATGGGCGAACGGCACAATCTTCGAGTTAAGCGGTGCAAGAAATACACGTCTTGTCGGTACGGAAATTATTGTAGCAGAAACTGATGCAACCCTTGGTATTACCACGCTCACACTGAAATGCGCTGATGGTTTTAGCCCAGGTGAGTTTTTCCGTGCAAGAGCCACAGAAATTCAGACCAGTGTTAATGAGGAATCCGGTGAAGAAACTGAGACCGAGGTAATTACCCGTAATGGTGATTATTTGAAGGTTACTCTTTCTGCCGTAACCTCCGTTACCTACGATACCATTCCGTCAGGCTGCAGTGGCGGTAAAACCGTAACCGAGGATGAAGCTAATACCACCGAGGCTCTCTGTGAAATACTCGAGGTGATAAGGTCCGGTGAGCATGTTACGCTAAAGTTCGACAGTTCGGATTTGACCGTTCCGGAATATCCAAAGGAGGTTACTCCGTCTCAGCCATATACAAAGATTACCGCTACCGCAAATCGCCTGGCAGGCTCTGTGTTTCAGCCGATGCCTGCGGATTATCCATATGAGGATAACGGTCTTTATGAAATCCTTGATTACACCAACGGTGTCTACACGGTTAAGCGTCTTAATGATAGCTACGGTGATGTAGCTGAGTGGCATGGCTTTTATTCCACCGGAGTCAATCAGGAGCATGTGCTTTTCACTCTGGTGAGCGGTCAGGCAAGTGACGGCGGTTACGTAGGTCCTTATCGTGCATGTCCATACGGTGCTGAATCAAAAATCTTTGAGCTTGATTTCTCCATGCCGGGAGGTCTTGGCAAGCTTAACGATGACGGTGAGTTCGATAAACTATCCATCAGCATTCAGATTGAGTACCGCAGAGCCGGTTCGGATGACGAATACATGATTATAGAGAAAACCTGGACCAACAACACCAATGACCAGCTTGCTGAAACTATCAGAATCGAGTTGGAAAGCGCCGGAAATTATGAGTTCAGGGTTCTAAGAACCTCCCAGGAGGACGGTTCTACCCGTGCTCTTGAGGAAATTAAATGGGTAGGACTTAAAAGCGTCACCAGCACCATTGACCGTTATGACAACATGACGGTGCTCATATGCAGGTTCAAGGGTAACGAAACCTTATCCGAGCTTTCAGAAAATCAGCTTGCCACTTACTGGACAAGAAAACTTCCTGCTCTGGGGTATTCAGATAATCTGCCACTGGTGCCGACAAGGGATATTGCTCCTGTGGTTCAGTACATTGTACGCAACTCCAAATACCGCAATATCCTTGATGTTGATACGCTCATGGACTTTGATGAGCTCTGGCACTCCCAGGGACTTGAGTGTAACGGCTCCATCGACAGTGACAGCACTCTTCTGGAATCACTCAGAGATGTGCTCAACTGCGGCTTTGCAGTTCCGGTGGTTCGGGATAACACCTTATCTGTTAAGAGACTTTATGCGGGAGCAACTCCAACACAGATTTTTACCAAAAGCAACATGACCTCAAGTCCGGTAATTACCTATTCGCTGCCAAAGGACGATGACGTGAACGAGGTGGTGGTAAATTTTACCTCGCCTAAAACCTACAAAACCGAAACGGTGTACTGCCATGTTGATGATGACGGGAATAAGTGCATCACCTCCTATCCTGAATCCGATAATCAGGAGCAGCTTGAAGCCTGGGGCGTAACAGACTATGACCATGCGGTAGCTCTCGGCATGAGGCGACTAAGGTATCTCAGAAACACCAGAGTTACCTATGAAATCAAGACCGAGCTTAACGGCCTAAACTGTCAGTTTAACGACCTTGTTGGACTTATGCTTGATGAGAATCTCTCCAACATCACCGGCAGAATAACCGGAATAAACGGTCAGACCGTTACCACGGATATCGAACTTCCGAAAGATATCTGGGAAGGCATCGTGTATATCTCAAGAAAGGATGGCTCCTATGGTGAATATACCTTTTACCGTAATGACAGCCATTCGCTTTATCTTGATACATATCCTGATATTGATTGGGACAGCGAATTTGGTAAGTCTCTCGAATATCCGCTATTTGCCATCGGTGAACTGCAGCTCTGCTGGGTTACTGCCGTTAAGCCCGAAAGCGGCAACCGCTGTTCACTTAAGCTCATCAATTACTCAGAGGACATTTTCAAAGACGACATAAAGGAGAATAACCAATGAAGGCATTCGTAGTTCTGGATGAGGGGTACATCAATCAGGCGGTGGTATCCCTCAGCTCATTTTTCAAATACAACCGCATTGAACTCATCATTTACGCAGAGAAAGATACTGACCTCAGTAAAGTTCTTGCTGTAGTTCCGGAGGAACTTGTGGAGGTACGCTATGTATCATTTCCGCAGCATGAGCTTTTTGCCACTGTGGGCGGTAACCGGCTCATGGTTCATCGCAGTGCCGTTCCTGCCATTGCGCAGCGTATCAAAGCTCTTGAAGAAGTTTCTGCTGAAACCGACTGTGTCCTGAACTTCGATTTGGACACTCTGTTTCTCGGCTCTGTGGTTCCTCTGCTTGAGGAGATTACATCAAAATACAAGACAGGTATCTTCGGAGTCAGTGAACGTAAAAACCGTGACAGATGGATGAAGCAGATGAATCTCAAAGAGGTAGTTAACACTCCGCTGTATTTCAACACCGGATTTATGTGCTACAAGGCAGACTGCAAAGGGTTGTATCAGAAATTTATCACCGAACTGGAAAAGCATGGTTCCTTCATGTACTGCCCGGAGCAGGATTTTGTGAATCTGCATTTCAAGAAGAAATACCCGCTTGCCAATGAGTTCAATGCTATCTGGTTCAATCCTGGATACAAGGAAATGGCACCTCTGATGGTGCATTATCTTTCCTTCGAGAAACCCTGGAATAAGTTCATCTATCTTGATTTCCGCGCCTATGCCTGGTGGAAGAAATACCTCTCCGCCTGTGAACGGGTGGAAGGCTACCTCGACAGAGACTTCATCGGACTGGTACGAAGTAACGTAAACAGAGTGAAATGACGGGCGGCAGAGATGTCGCCTTTTTTATTGGGAGAAACAAAATGAGAGAGCTATGGAATATGCTCCAGGCGGTATTTACCGGAATCGGCGGATGGCTGGGTTACTTTCTCGGAGGCTGTGACGG